CTCGATGCCACGGTTGACCTGATCTCCCTCGTCGTTCTTGACGGGCGGAGGTGTAATCTTCGGGACAGTGGGATTAAATATGCACATGCACATTACCTCGCTTTCATATTTTCTTGAGAGGGTTGTAAGCATCCGCATTTGAGAAGCGGTGCTTCTTCTTCGCTATGCTCATGGGATCAAGCGGGTTGTGCCGGGGAGGGAATGGCATGGCGAATGTTATAGCCAGAGCATCAGCCCTGTTCGGTGACGGCACTCCCCGTGATTTCATATCGTCCTTTGATTCCAGTTTGATGACACCGTCGGGGCGCATGACATATTCAGGCCCCACAAGGTCGTCGAACATCACCTGGTCATCGGGGATAGCCCCGCCCTCGATAAGCCATTTCTTCATCTGCCCCCAGATGTAGGCGCGAAGATTTAAGTATCCAGGGTCTGGACTCTTTGACCCGAAACTGATTAGCTGCCAGTTCCGCCCCATCGTCTTTCCGGCGGAGTAGACACCCGTCCCCCATCCCTTATCTATCAGTACGCCGTCGGCGTCTTCCTGATCCTCGAAGTACGCTATGCGCCCCGCCATCTCGACATCGTCGTCGTTGCGCTCGTAGATGCCGAGTTTTTTCGACATCAACCCCTGCCGGAGCCAGATGACAAACTCGTCGCCACCCGTCCACGCAGGATCTACCCCGATTATTTTCGGAGCGAACGTGTACTGCTCCGGGCGNAGGTGCCTGCCCCGTGCCTCTTCCGCTATCGTCGTGCTGATGAACTGCCTGTCTGACTGCGAAGGGAATTCACCCTTGACGCGAACCTTGAAGAAGTCGCTGTCTTCCCCGTAGTCATCCGCCCACTTTTTGATCTGATCCTTGTTCGTGAAGGAGATATCACGGGAGTCTACCGCATGGCGTTTCCACCTGTGCCGGTATCTCCTGAAACACTCCCTGAACCGTCCGGTATTCCGCGTCGGGTTCCCGAAGGTCGCCCAGATGATCTCCGTATTCTCGTCAGTCAGCGCACCTTCAGTGACCTCCCAGATGACATCCGGGATGGCGGATGCTTCGTCGAAGATGACTACGATCCTGCCACCCTGGTTATGTAGTCCCGCAAATGCCTCAGTCCTGTTCTCACTCCACGGAACCATGTCTATGCGCCACGTGCGCTCATGTGCCTTGTCCGCCGATACCAGAGCTGTAGCCGTAAAAATAAACCAGTGTTTACAAATGCAGAGTCTATTCCACTTGCCCAACTCTGACCATGTTTTTGTCTTCAGCTGCTGTTCCGTGTTGGCTGTGACGATCCCTTTCGTGTCCTCTTTTGTCGCCATCGCCCAGAGTATCAGCCACGCGACCAGTGCTGATTTTCCTACCCCGTGACCGCTCGTGGTCGCTGTCTGTATCGCTTCGTCTATCGGGAGCCCGTCTCTGACCTCGTTGAGAATGTCTTTCTGCCATGGTTCGGGGCCGATTGCTTTTTCGAGTTCGCCTGGTTCCCCCCAGGGGAATGCAAAATACACAAAGCCCAGGGGATCGTTTGCGAAGGACGCTATCTCATTGACGAGTTCCAGTTCAGGATCATTTATTCTCTTCAACGCGCTCTCTCGCAGTCCTCAGTTTTTCCGCAAGCCCTATGGTCACGTTCCCGGATATCTCCGTATGAGTCCGGTCTTTGTACATGTCGGGCTTTAACCCCTTGAGTAAGAACATCAGCAGAAGATCGGAATATTTCCTGACCGTTCCGCAGACCTCGCCTTTGTAAAAAACAGGCTCTTCGTATCCCTCGCTAGCCCTCCTCCGAGCCTCTGCCTCAAGTTTTTCTATCGCTTCCTTTTCCGCCTCAGCGAAATTTTCAGCGTATGCCTCGTCGTTTTCGAGCCACCTGTAATGACTGCGTCTATCTATGTTTGAGGCAGTAGACGCACGAGAGATATTTCCCATCTCCCTGTATGCGTCTAAAAAGGCGTTTTGATCTATCTCTTTTTTATGCTGTGCGAGATGTGCGCCTTTCGCCATAATTTCACCCCCTGTTTTTGGGTACCTGTTTTTGGGTAGTAGTAGTATTCTTTTCTTTTATCTAATTTCCTTTTCTTTTCTTTTCTTTACTTTCCTTTTATGCTTAGCAAATGCTTAACAAGTGCTTAGCAAATGCTTAGCAATTGCTTGAGGTTTATAAAGTCAGTAATACCAAGGCTCTTAAAGTTTGTCAGCACCGATAGAGCCGTTTATTGATATTGCTTTTTGCCAGTTTTCGACAGTACTTTGAAAATCACTCTGGGAGTTTATACAGGGATATCTAAAGCAATCCCAGAAGGGATTCTCGCCTTTCACTTTGACGTGCTTATACTCTGCGGGATCGTCAAGATATCGCATTTCAACACCTCCCTGTTTTTGAGCAACAAAAAAGGCCGAGCCCCCTTCGGACTCGACCAGAAAAACACACCTCTCTCCAATACTTTTATACCACGGATTTAGGTCTCCAAAATGCCAAGATAATGCCAGGATTATGTCATCTTTACCCATACATCTCCTTGTTTTTCCTCAATCCAAACATCATCATCCGCATACCATTCCCACAACATGCATTTTATATCGTCAGCCATTTCCGGGGTAGTTGCGTAACCCTGGACAACCCCTTCGTACAACACTCTGTAAAAACACTCCATTACATCCCCTCCTTCGCTTCTTTGATATTGGATGTCGCCCACTTCATCTCCTCCCTCGCCTTGGCTTGGAGTTTAAGTAGGTCTATTACCACCGCTTTTAGTTGAACTGTTGTGCCGTTGGGAAACATTGTTACCTGTTTTTTTGCCTCCCGCAGCGCCCTCGCAATGATGTTGTGCCCATCTATTGATGAAGCCCCAAAATAATAGTCACAAGGCATATCAACATGCCCTATCCGGCGGCTCCCAGTAATACATCGCATCTTCTCACCGCAAATCGGGCACGGCTCAATGATGGGCTTATCTTCCGCTTTCTCCTCCGCTTTCCACTTGTCCAAAGGTGCCTGTAGTTCGTCTATGTGACTCATCCCTGCCACCTCCTAGTCATCTCCTTCCCCAAACGGCCCCCAGAGTTTACGCGCCACATGTTCTATCGCCCGTCGCCTCTGCCTGAAAAACTCCCGCTCTGAAATATTTAACTCGCACGCCACTTCGATCCTGCTCAACCCCTGCCAGTAATACATGGCGATCAAATCCTTTTGCAAGTCCCGCAGGTATTCCACGCCGTCTTGGATCAACTGTAGTTTTCGGGACAGGTTGACGTACTTGTAATCCAACTCCTTGCGGATTAAAATGTCCTCCGGGAATCTGCTGATGGGCCTGACGGAACATTTGCCGACCAGGATGTACTCCCCTGAATGACTTTCGAGATATTCCTCACGTCGGCGGAGTTCCTTCTTAACGCTCGGATACTCGTACAGAGCCTGTTCGGTCGCACGGAAATAAGCGCGGGGAATCATGCCGGAACCTCCGCAAACAAACTCGGCGTTGTCTGTGCTACGCGCCTTCGCGCTATCTCGCAGTACTTTTCTTCAAGTTCAATACCAATGTAATGCCTCCCTGTTTCCTTACATGCTACTGCTGTAGTGCCCGAACCAAGGAAGGGATCAAGGACACATCCACCTAGGGGGGTAAGTGTTTCTACTAGACCATTGATTAACTCAACGGGCTTCTGGTTGGGATGAATCAACTCTTCGCCACCCATGCGCTGAACCCCGATAATAGACTTCGGCCTATCACCATAGAACGTGAATCTGCCCTTTGTCCCGAACCAACAAACGTCATGTTGGGGGGCAAAGTTGCCTTCTAGGTCACCCATTCCGTGCGCCATCCTATCCCAAATAACTTGAGACTTAATAGCAAACCCTGCTGATTCAAGGGCCATTCGGAAGGGTTCTTGAACATCCCACCGACAAAAACAAAATACGCATCCGCCATCTTTTGTTACTCGGTATGCATCTAAGGCCCACCAAATAAACGGCTTCTTGTCGTTTTGTATCTTGGGTTTCCATTCGCTAGGGTCAATCCGCCAGGCGGATTGGTAGTCAATTCCATAAGGCGGGTCTGTTATGACCGCATCAACGCACCCATCCGGCAATTCCCTCATCACCTCAAGGCAGTCACCGTTGATAATCTTGTCTAGGTAGTCACTCGGCATGATAGAACCTCCAGCATTATGTCTCTTGCCTTCCCCTCCATCACGTCATCCCAGGTACAGCGCAGTATCCTCCAGCCCATGAGTGTTGCAGTGTTGTATTTCTCCATGTCGCCAAGGAAGCCCGCGCCCCTGGTATGCCTGCCATGCGTCCAGACGGCCCCCTCAATCTCAAGAGCGATCTTCACATCAGGGAACGCGACGTCAAACCGCCACTTGCGGATAGGGTGAAAGCGAACCTCGTAATCAACTGGGGTGTCTGCGCTGCCGGCAACAAACCCCATCTCCGCCCGCAGTACCCGCTTCTTGAGTTCCAGTGCTTCTTTAGACCTCATCAGCACCCCTCCTCATTTCGTCGCTTACCCACCCGGAGAGTTTGTCCATCTCCTCGATGACGTTCTTCGTCACCCTGGGTGAACAGGTGAAACGCAGGAGATTTTTGATCTCGAACCATTTGAATTCAAGGAGTTTCAACAGTTTGTCGTTTTCATCGACTCTGGCGAGGTGTAGTTTTTCCCCAGTTGTTATCATCCGATCACCTCAAAACGGGATGTCAGCATCAGGCTCGTCATCCGGGAATACCTCGCTGATGTCCGACACGAATTGACCAGTGTCAGATTCGCCCTGCTCGATGGGGATAATGGATTCCACGGTGTATTGTGGTTCGAAATACACCCGCTCCCCGCCCTTTTTATCGACGAGTTTGTAATAGTCGTTCTTCCGGGAACCGACCTTCGCAACCGCCTCAAAACAGTCACCCTGGCGAATACCCGTGAAAGTTCCGTCTTTATCGAAAGCCGTCAACCCCAGTTTTAGTTTTGAGTCGTCGAGATCCTGCACCCATAGGCTGACCAGTGTTGAGCCGTTGGCACACTCGAAAACCTCTTTAGCATCCTTTAGCGCCTCGAATTTCATCGTCAGTTTTGCCATCTCACTCATCCTCCTCGAATAGGCTCTTCTGGTTTTCGGCTTCGCACCGCTCGAATAGAAAACACCTGTCCCAGACATCCTTGATTCCCTTACCGCAACCGTCGCCCCAGTTAACACAAATGAGGCAGGACGGACATAGCGGGTTCATCAGTTTTCCACCCACCGTTTACGCCAACATGGGCAGTTGGTAGCGTCTAGGCTCTCTTGTACATTGCAACCTCGTTCGCCCTTGAGCGGCATCCCCATACAAGCAAACCAATCATCAACCCACATAGGATATGGATGCCTGCATATTCCAGTATGTTTATCAAGCCACCAGCAATTTCCGCAGGTCTTCATAGGCTCCAACACTCCATCTCATGCTCCCCACCATTTCTGTCGATTGCGTAAAGCCCTATCGACACAACATCGTCTCTATCAGCGATTGCGTGAAACTTCTTCCACGCATCGAATGACTCATCAAACGACTCCTCGCACTCCTCACCGCTGCTTAAACTCCACCGCACCTCATACATCACTCTTGCCCCCTCTCCAACAACTCCCGAAGCCTTGCCTCCTGCCACTCACGCTCGGCGTCCCATGCGTCCCTTGCGGCGGACTCTGCGAACCCTGCGGCGGCCCTTGCGGCGTCCCTTGCGGCGGCCCTTGCGGCGAACCATGCGGCGGCCCTTGCGGCGGCTAGTTCCTCTTCCGTTGCTTCACCCATCGCATATCTACGGCTTGTTTCAATGGCCTTTCGTGGCTTGTCATCGTTAGGGTATTTAGCCTCAAAAATGCGCAACACGTGTTCGGCGTAATCACAGGCTAATAGGCGGGAAAACTTCTCCGCATCATCGCAGGTGCGGAGTGCCCATAGCGCATCGTCTAGGCCGTTGGTGTTCAGAATCTGCAACAGCGTTATCGGTGTGTCTTTGCCGTGGTTTTAATCCACCCAGCGCCTTGGCCAAGAATCTATACCGCTCCTTGCAAGCCCC